ATATGACATCTTAAAAGATTTATCTCTCAAGAAAACTTTCTTTCCGTCTTCATTCTTTTGAAGTCTAAAGACCGAATTCACATCATTGAATCCATAACAGAGTACACTGTTATTGCTTTCACGATACACATATTTGTCATCCTCAACTACTACATTTAAAATCTTCTCTCCCCCATTAGGGAAAGTAAAATTTATTTCAGTAGCATCAGGTAACTGAGTCTCAACTTTTTCAATAGGCTCTTCAACATCAGTTTTATTTGAATCAGAAACGTTTTCGTTATCTGCATCACTATCACTGACATCATCTCCACTTTCTTCATCATCGTCGCTGTTTTCAGCAGACGCTTGACCTAAAAATTTCCATCATCTAGAACAATCTTTTGACAATCTACTCGCATTGTGAAATTAACCACTCCTTCAAATCTCTCTTGAAAAACAGAGATATAAGGAGCAGGCATATCACTTGGCGGCGGATACAACTGACTAGATATTGCAGCTATTACAGGTACATCCAATTGAACATGGTTCCCTGACGTAGCATTATTGTATTCCCAACCAACCGCATTTGGCCAACACAACATATCAAAATAGTCCAAATCTGGACCTTCATTCTCTGCATGAGTAACCATGACAATCCTCCCACGATTGCCTGATTTACTCACTACAGTCATTTTAAAATCATGGAAACGAACTTGCCCTTTACCCGAAACGCTATTCTTAAAAGCCTCATACATTGAAGACTGAATGAATTGAGTTTTGCTTTCAGCATCCACAATCCATTTCTTCCTCAAAAGTATATTTTTATAAGGCAAATTAACAGTACTAGGTGTCGGAGTTTGTTCCACAATCTTAGGTATAATACTCGGCGCAAACGAAGTTTGCTGCTGATCATTCTTAGTAATGGTTTTATCCTGAGTGGTATCTTTAATGTCTGACATGGTTTTACGAAACCCGACAGGTTTACTGTCCTTAGATTTCGTCATCTGCCTCGTAAGTTATATTTGTATCTTCCTCAAATAATACTGAAGAAAAGATCTCCTCATAATTAAACAGTACTTCATACGGTTTATAATTAATTTGATCTTCATCTATTCCTACAAGTTTGTCCCAATTGAATTTCACATTAACCTTCATATTTCTTCTTGCATTAAATATGACAGTGCTTAATATGTTATGGGCTTCCATCTCAATTTCACTTAACAACTCATGCAAATGATCTGATAGTGCATAAATTGTCAACCACTCAATAAAGTACCCAGGTAGCACATCCTTAATTTTACCTCGACTTTCAGCTACCATTAATCGTCGGAGCAGAATTTCAGGATTCTTAAACACTCTACCTTTACTTACCACGAATGATGCAAAGGTTCCTCTACCTTGATTACACTCACTCTTTTCTGTAGCAAAATCATATGGTTCCCACTGCTTCCACGTTGGATTTTCTCGCAAATTTCTATTTGTCAATGAATCATCTCCAGTCAACATCATAGGATCCCCAGGTTTTAGGTTATACTTCAATGCTATTCGACTACCATTACCTAAAGTATTTATCAGCCAGGTGAATATTTCACCTGATGCTGTTTGAAGTGCTAACACAAATCTTCCTACTTTAGTATTTAGTTTCATAGATTTGAAATAATCAATGGCTTCTCCCGGTATACTGAAATGCTCCATCAATCTAAGAGTAAACTGAAGGGCACCAC